AATATTAACGCCTCTTGTATGCATGTAAATTTTAAATTCATCGTCAAACACACTAGTAATAAGTGCTTGTAAACGTTCGCAATATTTGTTAAAACGCAGTTCTTGAATGTATGCTGTGCCCACACGGCCGTCATTAAATGACGCTTGACTGTCATCTGCACCGGTTGGCAAGTAGCTTGATGGAATACGTAAACCACGGAATAACTTGTTAGTAAAGTACTTTAAATCGTCAATCTCGCCTAGATTAGTACCACCCGGTAATGTTTCTACTTTACTGCCGCGACCTTCTGCTGTTTGCGGAAAGAAATAGTCTTCGTTGATGCTTAAAGGATTGTAAGCAGAGTCTATGACATTTTGTCCACCGCCCGTTTGACTTGGTATGCGGCGCTGGTGAATCTCATTCTTTACACGCTCAACGAAGGCCATAGCCATATGACTTGGCATATTACCAACGTCAATATGAAATACTCTGCGCTCAGGAGCACGTTGTATACGATAGATTAAAATAGCATCTTCAAGCAATTCTTTCTGCTTGTAGACTTTAAAAATGTTTTCAAGTAAGCTGTTGCCAAAGGGAAAGTTGTTGTCTAAACCTTCGCTTAATGATAAATGAACCACATGCTCTGCATCAATTGCATGTTCAGTTTCAGTAGTTCCAAAACGTGATCCTGCACTGCTACCATACGGACTTGAGCCGCCTTTAGTATTGCCGCTGGAACCTGGATATCCACCTGCGCCAGCCAAGCCGCCAGAGCCTTGTCTTGGATTAATATTAGGAGTAATTTGTGTTGCAACCAGATCCATAAAGTTAGGAGCAAGGTCTTTGACAACATATTGTTCAGGCTTCTTGCCATCGCTTTCGTTAACAATTACCTTGACAATCTTACTTGGATCAATGTATGTCCACTTCTGTGTTTCAGGATCGCGGATAAAAAATGCATCACCATATTTGAATGTGTTACGAACAATACGGAAGATACGTGTTTCAAATTTTTGTAAGCGTGACCACTGTTGCAGGTATTCTGCAAGGATTCTAATTTCACTATTTGTTGCTTTATGACGCCATAAAACACTAAACGGAGTCTTGCCGTCTTTATTTTTTTGTGTACAAAACTCTGCTAAAATATCTAAAGCCGCATTAACTTCTGGATCGCTATCCATAACTTCATACTGTTGATAACGCTCAACTCTGTTTGGGCTACCAGTATAAACATCAGGAAGATAGCTTGAGTAATTACTTTTTGCTGGGCCAGCTTTTGCGGAGTTTTGTCCGCTGGTTGTACTCAAAGATGTTCCAACAGGTACTGGTGTAAAATATTTTTTCCAACTCATCTATCATTCCTTAGGCAAGCATATTGCCGCTAGTTTTAACGGCTCTAACATTTTTATAAGTTCCGTCTTCAACGGCCGTGATTAACTGCTTAACACTAGTATTTAACATATCTATACCTTTAGCTAGTGCAGATTCGAAGTCCGTACTACTCGAAGTTGATGATTGTGTGCCGGTTGGTTGCGGAATTGTTGAACTGATTGACGTTTTAAAGTTAGTCAGCAATGATTGAAAATCATTAGCTGACGGCATACTGTTTTTGGCTTCGTTCATTGCCATCTTAAGGTCATTTTGCATGCCGGACATCATTACAGGTAGTTTTGTCACTGCTTGATCAAGTAGGCCCATAGATACTGTATTTGACTTAACAGAACTTTGAGCTCCTACTTTTAATATCTCTGGGCCTTTCTCTCCAACCCAACCTTGCCATCCTGCTGGAATAAACTCGTCGCCTAATGCTTTACCGTTTTCAGGTTTAGGTAACTGATCTTTATATCTTGATGATACATTAGTTGCGTCTGTCGCTACTCCGGTATACCCTGCCATCCGTCCAAATTTATCTAATTGCGTTGCTACTGAAAGTTCACTTTGTATTCTACTTTTAAGAGCGTTATTTAATCCGTCAAATTGGGTAATACTAGTGCCTATTTTAGTATTCATACCGGCAAGCGTATCTCCAAATCCGCTAGACATTTGTTTCATTAATATCTCGCCCTGGTTAATTGTTTTGCTTAATGCTTCATTAGGATCTGCGCCCGGTTCGCCAGGGAGTGTTGAGCGTTTTAAAGCATATTCTGCTTTCATTCTGTTTAATATAGTAATTTCGTTACCTTGGGTTTCTGCGGCTTCTTTTCTAGCTTTATCAAGTACTAGTAAGTAGCCTTTTGATCCTGCAATAATTTCTCCAGAGATTGCCATAACGTCACTCTTACCTTGGGCTGACATCACTGCAAATTGTTTAAGTTTATCTTTGTCTTCAACAAGATTTGCCATCCTAACATCAATCTCGTCTTGCAATTGTTTACGTTTGGCCGCGTCTGTTTCTTTTGAAAGCTGTGCCATCATTGCCGTAACACCTGGGGCAGCGGCATCTAATGCGGCTGCAATTTTTGTCCCTTTTTCGCTAACTACATTACCTTCGCCAACTGTCATTTCTGTCATCAAATCCGCCATGCCCTTACCAAATTTACCCATGGATGTGAGATTATCTTTGTACGCTGTTTGTTCTTGTGCTGACATGGCCATCAACATGATTTCCATTTCATTCTTTTGCATCTGTGTTTCCATTGCTTTTTGTTGTTCCTGCCGACTCTTGCCAGTCAACCGAGCAATATTGTCCATTTCGATTCCCATAGCAACAGCGGCATCGATAACACTTTTCTTTGACGCAGTATCGTTCATACTAAGATTGCGCGACATTGATGCAGACAATTGCAAAGTACGATCAAAGTCGTCAAGACCAGCTACTTTAAAACCATATACATCTTTGTTTTCATTAATTTCTTGAAGCATTCCTAGGTAAGCTAATGCAGAATTACTTGCAGTACCTGATAATCCGCCTAGTGATTTTCCAGCTTCGTTAATAAATCGTGTAAAGCCCGGCAGGCTCATATGTGCGCCTAGTACCGACTTACTAAACAATCCTAAATCTTGATTAAATGTAAACCCGCTCTTAGTAACATCCATCATATACTTGTTAGTATCAAGAGCAACACCCACCATTTGATTACCAAATTGTCCAACTGCTCCACCCACAGTCCCAAACAATCCAATCACTTTACTCATATCGCCGCTTGCTTGTATTAACCCGTAGGTTCCTTGAGTTAACAAGCCAACACTTGCTACTAGATTGTTAGCGCCAGTAAAGATTCGGCCAAGGTCTTCCTGAACCCCGCGACCACCGCCGGCTGCAGACTGTTGGCTATTGTTTTGCTGGCCAAAGCTAGATGTCCGAACACCGGTTATTCCGGCTACAATACCATCAGTAAGATTTTGTATGGAACGGGTGGATAGATTAACTTCTGCATTCATTATTTTTTCCTAGAAAACTGCGTATATAAATACTGTATGATATATTTATCCGGAGCCCAAAATGGCAAATAATCCTTTACAGCAGTATTTTAGACAACCCAAGATCTTTATCAGTTTACCTAGCCAGGGGATATACAATAAACCTGGGAGTATTTCCGGTGATGTTGCTAGATTACCAATATTTGGTATGACTGGTATGGACGAAATTTTAATGAAAACTCCGGACGCATTACTAGCAGGAGAAAGTACCGTTAAAGTTATTAATAGCTGTTGTCCATCAATTGATGATCCATGGGATTTATCATCATTAGATACTGATATAATGTTAACTGCAATTCGTATCGCTACATATGGCGGCATTATAAACATATCAAATGACTGTTCTAACTGTAAAACTCCAAGTGAATACGAATTAGAATTATCTAAGTTAATTGATCATTACAGTTCTTGCAAATATGATAACAAACTAGTATTAGATGAACTTATAGTAATTCTTAAACCCCTGTGTTATAAACAAACAACGGAATTTGGCATACGTAATTTCCAACTACAGCAACAGCTGACACAAATTTCTGCAATTGAAAATACTGATGAGAGATCTGCCGAGCTGAATAGAATTTATCAACAGTTAGCAATACTACGTAATGATGTGTTTGCTGAAAATATTGAAAGTGTTGATACTGGCAAAATAGTTGTTGCTGAACGTGCGTTCATTGTTGAGTGGCTAAACAATGTTGACCGTAGTGTAATAGCGGCAATTACGGCCCATATTGAATCAAATCAAAAAACTTGGCAAGCGCCAGCTCACAATGTCAAATGTAATAATTGCGGACATGAAGATGCACTAGCAATTGATTTAGACCAATCAAATTTTTTCGTCAACGCCTAATTAAATTACCCGCTTCTGAAATTGAAGAATATTTAGTTAGGCTCGAAAGAGAAATAGCAGACTTTAAAAAAGAACTTGCTAGAATAAGTTGGCACATGCGGGGTGGCGTTACAGTTCAAGAGCTCCTGCACATCTATAGTTTTGATGACCGAGAAGCGTATTACGATATTATAAAAGAAAATATTGAAGCAACTAAGGTGTCGCAGATGCCGTTAATTTAATGCTCTACCAGTAGCAAAATCGTATCTAGTTTGCCCTGGGCGCGGTGTTGCTGGTACTGGTTCGACTTTTTGCGGTGCTTTATCGGATTCAATAGCAGTTAATATCTTATCGTAACCTGTTTTAGTAAGTCCGCTTAGAAGGTTAGCAACTCCTCTAAAACCAGCTGCCGCTAACGTATCACCAACTACCCATTCAGCAAATGCTTGACGACCAATATCAGAATCTAACCAAGCAGTAAACGCTAGTTTGGCGCCAGCGCCTAAACTATTAAACATTGATGACATTCTATCTCCGCCTAAGAATGGCAGTTGTTGTATACCGTTCTTACCAAATACAAATCCTGATATCTTTCTGCCGGCCCACAATGCTAAAATCTTTCGCACACATACATCAATGTGATGCTGTGTATCGCCTTGTAATAAATTAGGGTTTGCCAAGTATTCAGGATCTTGCTTTGAATCCCATCGTGCATAGTCTGCATTAATCGCTAATACGCAAGTGTATATAGGTTCAGCAATACCGTATAATTTTAAAAGATTATCAACCATGTCAAACTTTGAACCTAACCATCCTTTGACAATCTGAGTGTTAGTGCCAAGTTTAGCCAATGCTCCAGTTGCTTGTCCAGTTTCTTTGGCAAAAATCTTAGCGGCTTGTTTTTTAGCCGCATCAATAACTGCTTGAGGAATCCTTGCGTTGACAGCTTGTTGCTCACCTATTAAGATTGCATCATCAACTTTAGTACCCATTTTTATTGCTGTTTTTGCCCACGCCTCGCCTAACTCAGCGGCAGCAAGTGTTGCATCTTTACTGACAAGTTGTTTACTAATCCATAATAATGCAGCCTCAACTTCGGCTGGCCCGCCTCGTTCCAAGGCTTGGGTTAAATATCTTAGGAATACGCCTACTTGTTCATTCAGAATTCGGCTTTCAGTAATAATCTCAGTTACTTTCATATATTATCTCGCAGTTAGCTATTTATCTACTGTATTCAGATGAACTAAAGTTCATCTGCTTTTCGCTTGCGCTCAAGCATATTGTTTTCTTCTTTAATTTTTAAGAACTATTAAGTGCGAAGCACTTTAAATATTATCTAGATTGTGTAGTCACACTTCGCCCTGGCGGGCAAAATTTGAACATTATCTGAGTTGAGCAGTTCACTTAGCGTTTGCACTATTGTAGCTTAGGCGGTCATCCGGTACCTAATCGTGCAGTCTTATATATGACGGCGGAACACAAATATACGCTAACATACTTGTATTCGTAGGGTGTTTCTCCCTTCTTTTAGCCTTGTTAAAACAATCTCGCTGTAAATCAAACGGGTTATATATAGGCATATCCCATCATCGTCCGGTAAAGGATAGTGATTCACATCTCTGCGCCAAGCAGAACTACCATTGCCGTCACACATCAGAACGGATTTAGGGCACCTTAACAGTCGCCGGTGCGGGCTTATTTGGCGTTACGTTGCCTGAATTTGTTAGCCTTTGAGTATATGCGAACCATGTACACGGACAGCAATGTGGCCGTTATAATAGTCGTTTGATTCTAAAACTTTGTGGGTAAATTGTTCTCTGGCCTCGATGTAAGAGCATTGCGCCTTGGATGTGCAGTAATATAGGATTTCTCGAGTGAAGTTT